TAGCTGTTTTTCCGTCGGTGGCAGTACTCTTGATAAATGAACTGTTTAAAAACAGTACTTTACTTTTATCTACCATATTACCCCTTTATTGCTGATTATCTGTGGGCCTACCACCTTTCGACGGATCAGCAGCCGAACCCGCAATGTTGGCGGGTATTCTTATTTCGTCATTACCATCTTTTGGTTCATAACGCAATTCTTTTCTTGCTTCATTAGCTGTAATGATGCCTGCATTGACTAATGTCGAGTGGTAGGCAGCAATATCTTTTAATTCTGGTTGCAGTGCTGACACAGAGCTAGTAATTGCTTCAATGTCATATCCAAAGTATCGTTCAAGGCTTGAAGTAAATTTGCGAACAATCGGCATTACTGTTTCTAAATAGAATAGCCGTAAATTAGGTGAAATATTAGCATTATTTCCGCCAGCCAATAAGATTGGAGGAATACCTATACATTGCATAATTAATTCGTTGTGGGTTTTGATCGACTGATCAAAGTCCATGTCTTTGAAGTTTTGATTAGATACTTGTGCAGGTTTCAAGCCACTATCCAAAATTACTGGGCGCTTGCCACCTTGTTTAGTTGAATATTTCTGTAACCAGTACTGTATTGTTTTTTCTTTTGCAACTTGTGAGAGTGTGTTTTCTGAAGTAAGCACTAAGCCGAATACGGCTCCGTTTTCAAAGAAGTTCTCTTGAAACTCTTTCATTGCGTGTAGTGTAGCAATGCTTCGTTCAGCTGCCTCTAACCGCGATGCACCCCGATAAATAGATTTTGAATTCAAATCACGGAAGTGAAACACTTCTGACTCTTTAAAATCAACCATACCATTGTAGCGATAGCCACGAATAAACGTTTTGGTATCAGTTAAAATTTCTACGTTTGCTGCAGGCAAGTGATACATAAATACACCATCAAAGTGTACGAACACGTTACCTTCCAAGATCAAATCTGTGAAGATTGCTTGGCGAAATTCTTGTGTAGATTGGTAAGGGTTAGGTCGGAAGTTTAAAAGTGTGTTAAGCGACTTTTGACGAATTCCTGTAACAATGCCTTCTGCAATCTTATCTTTTACGTCGTAGTCAAGTGAAGTAGCAGCGTTAACAAGCATATTTACTGAGCGATTAACCGACTCTAATTTTTGAAAAGCTTGTTGGTACGTAACCTTTGATTGCGAACCAATTTGTGTACCGGCTTCTTGAGCGATACGTGTTTGTGCTGGGTTTAGTTTTTCAACTATCCAGTCTGTAAATCTTGACATAGTTTTCCCTTAAGTAAACTCAGAGAAAAAACTACCAAAGCTCTTTTTAGGAATTACAACTGTTTCAGCAGCCTCGCCAGTATGTTTTGCACGCTGTGTTTCAATCCAGTGGGCCTGTTTGGGCTCTGAACCAGGGCGAGGAGCCTTACCATAAACACTGTGCAGCGCTACATGATGCCGATTACAAAGGGTGTAAACTTGGTCATATAACTCTACTCGGTGCGTATCAATAAACTCGTCACGAACAGCTAAAATACCTGCGTCTGTTGAAATATCGTAACCTTTTGCTTCAGCCCATTTATCTAGGAGTATTGTAACTGAGTGTAGGTGGTGCAGTTCTAAGTCTTGTGAACTTGAACAGATATGGCACCGATCTTTCTTTTCATAGGCTGCTTTAGCCCGGTCACGAACCCACTTTACAGGAATCCGTTTATTTGTATTCTTTGCCATTATTTCAGGGTAGAGCGTAACATCCACGAATGTTTGCGGTGAGCGTCTTGACGATCTGCTAAAAAGTTAGCTAAACCAAAATCGCCCATTTGTTCAGCAGCTGCATAGGCTGCGCGAAAAATCTCAGCCATTAAATCCGAATCAGCTAAAAGTTCTTGCGTCATTTGCATAGCTGAAGGCACGCCTGTTTGACACTCAACTGCGGAAATTTCGTCAAATACTTCAAATGCGGCAGGCGCATAAATACGCAGTGCACGAAGCTGTTCAGCAAAAGTATCAATTGAGGCGTAAACTTCACCGTAAATCTTACCAAACAGTTCATGATACTGTGGAAACGAATTGCCTTCAACATTCCAGTGGAAACCAGCCGCTTTTAAGAAGAACGAGAATTCACTGGCAAATGCTGCTTTTAGCATTGCTTCGTATTCTGTTTTGTCCATTATTTTCTCCAGGTGGAATAAAGTACTCCACAATTACCTAGTATTATAGCATTACAGCAACAAAAAGTCAATGTAAAAATTTTCTTAGCCATTACACCGTGTAGGTGTAAAGAGCATAACGAACTGCATCAGCCATGTGACTATATTGATCATGCATGGGACGTTCACGTTGCAGCCCCTCACGTTGATCCCAGCGATACTGGTCAAACATAGCACGTACATTGGTACAATGCGGGGCTACCTTTAGCCGACCCTGTTGTAACAGTGTCTGCACATACGCGATGCCTGGTAAGACATCTTTTTTGGCTTTTGTAGTTGAAATGTTGTACAAGTAGGCAAGGTCTGAAGCAAATTGTGCTGCAGCCGAGTCAATAAACGTAACCTCAACACCATGCTTGTCGTTGTATTCGCGGAACGCGTTAGCGTGTTGCTCGGTGGTTTGTTCCGATTTTAAGTATTCATCGACAATATAAAAGCAATCGCGGTTCCAATCGTAAACGATAGCGCAGTAAGCAGTAGCATCTCGGTAGCCAGGGTCGCATCCAGCAAACGCCTCACCTTTGAGGTCCTCAGGAATTTCTGTAACGTCTTCATCTTTTAGTGCATAAATTTGGCCTTCGAACACGGTGAAACTGGCCAAGTATTCTTGTTCAAATTCGGCTTTTGACATGGATCTGCGTGCTTCCGCAACATCCGATTCAGCCATGCGAGTATTTTCAGTGTAGTCAGCTTGTAAGCTAATCCACTCAGGAAAGTTGTTGTCAAAGCCACGATTCCAAAACTGCGAAAACCAGTTGTTGCGACCGCGAGGCGTTGAAATAAAAATTGCCTTTGCGTTGGGTTTGTCCAGGGTAGGGCGCAGCGCTACGTTAAACGCAGCTTCGCCGCCTTCACCAAGTGCAGCCTCGTCAAAGATAATTAAGTCATAGCTTCGACCCACTGTTGAATCAACAGTTCCCAATGAACCCATACGTATAGTGCTTCCATTTGATAACTCGATAATTTTGTCTTTTAAGTTGTCACGGGCTACTTCCAAGTCAAAGTGCTTGATAAGTTTACGTTGCAGCTCAAATGAGATTGATGAAAGGTTGTAGTTGGGCGAAATAATAAGTACATTCGACCCTGGGACAAGTGTGACCAGTTGACCAATTACGTTGGCGATATAAGTTTTTCCCAATCGACGTGCGAGTGCAGCACAGATAAACCTGTACTTGGGATCGTTAACTGCGTTGATGAGGGCAACCTGTGGGCGGTTGATTGTGTCGTAGATGTTAAGCAGTTTTAGGTAATTTGTGATGGGTAGCTTAATAAACCGCTGCTGAGGGTCGAACTCAGTAATAGCGTCTACATTAACATCTGGGCGTGAAACTACTAACATTAGTGGGTGGCCTTTGCTAATTCGCGATAGCCTTGGGCGGTTGGATGCACCTTGTCACGGCTTGGTTGAAAGCCGAGGACTACATCACCATACTCCTGGGCAATTTGTTTAACTAATTCTTGAATTTCCAATTTGTTGGCTGGTAAAATCCAGTACACGCGATCGCCTTTAGTCAACTCGCGTAGGGTGTGTAGTTCACGGTGAGTTTTAATATTTTGGTGATCGTTGCTGCCAAGACTAATAACCACAGTTTTTGCGGCTAAGGGTTTGGTGATGTTTTGATTAACCCACGCATACGAGTTAATACCAACTTTAACATATGTTGCACATTCGGGTCTGTGCTGGGCAATGCCTACAGCTATCGAGTCGCCTAGGATAAGACATTCTAGCATTAAACGCCTTCACCTGTGATTAGCTTTTGTACTAATTGCGAGTATTTGCTGCCGTCCAAACCTTCGTTGATTTGTACGTTTACTTGCTTTTGCGGGCCGGTGGCTGTGCGTGCTTTTTCTAGTTGGATCTCACGGTCAAGCAAGTCCATTGACATTTTATGTGACATTTGCAGCAATTCGGCAATATCCTTGGTGGACCCAGTTTGCGATTCTTCTAATTCTTGGAACTTTTGTTTGATTAGTGCATCCATGGCACGTCGCATTAGGAATCGATTGTTGTAGCCACTATCAAAAAACACTGAATCGATATAAGTTTTGACCTCGCGGCGGGCTAAGAGATTCGTTACCACTTCAGGGTCAAGGTCCAATTCCTGAGCTACGGCTCTGGCATCGTTGAGTTGTAGGTACGCGTTGGCAACTTCCAGTGCTTCGGGAGAAATGCGTACAGTTTCGGCGGGTAGATGCTC